CATCAGCAATTGCTTTAAGCACAAATCTTTCAATCATTTCAATATCTTCTTCTGTAAAGCCCAGTAATTCACGCTGGGCATATTTCACTTTGAAATTTTTGTATTCGGAAGGTTTACTGTATAAACCATATTGATGCACTGCAGCAATCGCAGCATCTCCACCATAAAAACCGAGTGAAATTCCTTCTTCTTGGTAACGTAATTTCATGTGAGCTGGCGTGACCAATTTTCTAAACATTAATTGGCGTTTAATTCGCCCTTTCTTTTTGCCAAATTGTTTTCTTGGTTTACGAGGTTCATAAGGTGAACCGTCAGGATTTTGTTGGGCTTTGATTCTTCGGCGTTGATTTCTTGCAAGTTCTCGACCTATTTGTTGATAAAGTAATCGTCTGCGAGGTTTACTGATATTATTTAATAAGGCAGCCAAAGCGACTTTAATTTGCTGAACATCATCACTCATATTTTCTGTATATCACCCTCAAAAATTAATGAATCCCAGTTTTCCAAATAGACTTTTACTCGGGTTGGTTCATCCCATACTGGTTCTTTTGCGTAATGGATCTGCACGTTATTCCCGTCTTTTTTCGACACGACACGTTCAGTGAGTTGGATTTCGAAGCTAATATCTGCGGTGTTGTTATTGTTGTAATCCACCTGGAATTTAAATGCATTCTCTCGAATTTGTGGATTTTCTAATATTTCAGGTTGATTTGTGCGCAGATAAGCCATCATTGGCACAATCAAGGTGGCAATATCGCCTGCATAATCAGTCACCACGACATTGAGTGTGTAACGATATTCAAAACTAAATGATGCGGCACCCGTTGCGACGATTTGCCCACCGTCCACATAAAGTTGTAGATGGTCGGGATTTTTTACAAAATCGGGGTGACTTTGTTCAAGGATTTTGCGCAGTTGGTTGGGCTTTTTCATTTTGCGTATCTCTACAAATTAATGGACGGTTATCTTTATCCACTGCCACAGTCAAATGTCCATTGTCTGTCATCAAATAACCGACTTGATGAATGCAAACTTCAGTAATTCTTCCATCAGGATAATTTGAATATCTGCCAAATGCGCTATCTCTAAATGGCACTGTGTAAGTGTTAGCTAAACAAGGTAACGAAGCCACAATGGCTAAAT